TGATTTTCCGAGATAACTAGCCATCTTACGTTATCTCCATTATACTTAAAGTTGTATCTAAACTATTTAAAGTGTTAGATTGAACTTTTAAAATATCTGTAGTCTCCATTACATACTTATTTCCTGACATAATTTCTAAAGAAGCTTTTGCAGGAACTTCAGCATTTTTTACAATAGTCACATTGTCTCCGTCACCATTTTCTAAATTAACTGTAACCTCAATATTTGATGTTGTAATGTTTGAGAGAGTAAGACCTAAAACTATAGCTGTTGTAGATGAGGGTGTTGTATATACTGTAATTGCTGTATTAGCAGCTGTACTTCCACCAGTTTTTGTTTTAAGTTTAAAAGTATTTGCCATGGTTTATCCTAGCGCAATTGCTAAAGCTGTTGCGTCATCTACAGTAGCACCCGTTGATTGATTTGCAACTTCAACAATATTATTACCACTATCCTTCACATAAATTTTTTTATCAGATGTATTGATAGCTAATTCACCTACTTGCAAATCAGATGTACCTGGAACTGAACTTGCAGTCTCGCTTCTTTTTAATTTAATAACAGTCGCCATAATTTTTGTTTGTGACGACTACTAGTAAGTTCCGCCGTCAATATCTCCATAAGTTACATTAGTACCATTGGATTGTAAAATTTTACCATTTACACCTAATGCTAATTTAGCAAGAGTGTTTGATCCACTTGCATGTAAAATATCACCAGTAGTGTAAGAAGATTGTCCAGTACCACCATAAACTTCTCCGATTACTGAACCATTCCAAGTACCAGTTGCTATAGTACCTAAAGTTGTAATTGAAGTTTGTCCAACATATGTATTAGCAATAGTAATTGCATCAGCACTTACAGAAATTTTATCTGCTGTACCTACTGCGTCAATTGTATTACCTGATTTAGTTAAACCGTTACCAGCTGAAATTTGACCTGCACCAGAAAATTGTTCAAAATTTATTGATGTTGTACCAAGTACAATTGCACCATTTGTGCTTAATACATAACCGTTATCAGCATTAGCAGTACCTTCTTCGGTAAAAGTAAATGCACCTGAAGTTAATTCAGAAGCAGCGTCAGCGTCTGGTGTTCTAGTTAAAACAAAAACAGCACTACCACTACCTGTTGTTGTAACTTTATAGAAACCGTTTTGAGCAGCTACTGATTGATTTTTTACAAGAACTCTATCGTTTAAAGAAAGAGTTACACCATCAACAGCGATTGCACCATTTGATGTTGCTGTTAAAGTACCAGCACCGTTATTGTAATTAACAGATAAGTTTGCTGTAGTAGCTACACGAACAGATGCTTTGACATCAAGTCCATTTGCAACACTATCAACATAAGTTTTATTTACAAGTGAATCTGAACTAAACCCAGCACGTGCTTCATAACCTGAAGGAACTGTAACTGAACCTGTACCGTTCGGAGCAAGAGCTATGTTACCGTTTGAGTTTGTTGTTGAAACGGTGTTACCGTCAATTGTAATATTATCTACATCAAGAGAAGTAATACCATTTAAATCTGTTTGTGTACCACCTAATGAAATTGTATCAGAACCAATAGTTAGTGAACTAGTTGCAAGTTTTGAAATTGCAATTGAACCAGCAAGTTGTGTATTTGATATACCACCAGCTTTTACAGTTACAGCACCAGATGAAACAGAAAAATCATTTGCACTAAAAGAAGCAATACCTTTATTTGAATCTGTAGCGTCTTCGCCTGAAATTGTAGTTGTACCGGCAGCGTCATCATAAGTTACATCAATACCCTCACCAGCAGTTACAGAACCACCAGAAATATCTTCAATGTATTCTTGTAAAGATGTGCTAGCGTTATCAACAAATATGTTTTTAATAACTGATTTACCAGTACCATTTGGTGTAATTTCTATATTACCGTTAGTGTCTGTTGATGATAAAATTCTACCGTCTAATTTTAAATTATCTACACTCCACTCGTCAATTTTTTTATTTGAATCTAGCAAGACACTTGAAGAAGCCGTTGCTACACCGTGTGAGTGATCTAAAAGATTTGTAAAATATTCACCTGCAATTTCGATTGGTGAATTTGATGTTGAAGTTGGATCACCTATGAATAAACGTAAACCATTACCACCTGCACCTGCACTAGCAGCTGAGGTATCGTAAACATAGGCTAACTCTCCTTGATTTAAACCACTAGGGGCGGTAGCGCCGGTAGTTCGTTTTATTTTTATTATTGTTGCCATTTATTCTCTCCTAAAATGTGCCTCCGTTTAATATCAAATTTCCACCTGTGTCGGTTATTATTTCATTTCGACTTGTCCATTTTTTAGTATTATTATCATATTGTAATAATGCGCCATCAGCTAAAGAAGTTGCGTTTACATCTTCTAAATTACCTAAATTTGTCGTTGCCGAGGGGGTTGTTACAGATACCTGTTTTGGTCCAGGTGCTGTAGTAGCATTTACACTTGCCGTAAGATTAGTTGTTTGATTAATTCTTGCAGTATAGTTTGACATACACCCTCTCCTCTACTATATTTATAATATTTATATAGTGAAAGGGGGTGTATGTTGTGTTTTGTGAAAATTATTTTGCTGTGTCAGCAGAATTAGCAGTCGCTACGTTTGAGGCTTCCTCAGTTTTAGGACCGTCAACTTTTTCAAGTTCTTTTTCAATTTTAGCATCATAGTGTTTAGTAAGAACGTCAATTTTCTCTACTTCTACTACATGTCTCATTCTATTTGCCTGTAAGTCTTGTCTTACTGCAATAGCATTTAAACAATCTGCTGATAATTTGTCTTGTTTATATTCTTTACCGTTGATAAAGATACTTGGCACCTGGGGTGCATTTTCTGTTGTTTTCGTGTTCAATTCACTACTCATATTTTATCTCCTTAACATATATGTTGTTCATCTATTTATATAGTAACTTGTGGTCTTATTGAAATAATTCCTTCTATTACTCTTGTTACGTCTCCTGATGAGGTTTGAGTAATTTCTACATCAAAAACATAACGTGCTGGGGCATCCAAAGCTGATGTTTGAGTAGGTGTAAGTGATAAAGTCACAACACCTGTTGTAGGATCACCTGCAATCGAAGTTGTCATAGCTGTTCTAGTTCTTGTAGAATTATATCCTAATGCCAGTTTTGCAGCTGCTGAATAACCAGTTAAATTAAAACCTGTTCCGTCAGCATTTTTTACTGTTACTGCCGAACTGAAGGATGCTCCTTGATCTATACTTAAATTTGCTATTGCCGCCATGCTATTATTTATAAAGCCTGGCCATTGACATTCTCCAAAAAAGATGTTATATTACTGTTATAAATAAATTTAATTAACTTATAATATTATAGGAGTATATAATGAAAAAATATATTATAGCATTTTTGATGTTCGTATTTGCAAATACGTCATACGCTGGTAACACAACTGTAGTTAACGCAGGTAGTGACACTGGTGCATTTCATCAAATGCTTACAATGATTTCTGAAAAATTAGATAACACTAATTACATTCAGGCAAACAATCCAGTTGTAGCAGGTACACACTTTGACAAAAGTAATGTACTTACTTTATGGTCTACAGAATGGCCAGGAGATTCATCTCTTCCGTCTGTAACTATGGATAAAAATACTATTGTCGGTGTTACAGCATATGAAACAATACTTTGTAGTCGTACATATAATTCACTATCAGATATGAATGGTGAAATGCTTAAAATTGCAACATGGGGTAAATCACCTGCTGTTGAGAAATTTTTAACTGACTTAGCTAAATCAAATAACTTTGATTTTGAAATTGTACCGTATGATGGTAGTGGTGCTACTACTAGAGGTTATCTAGGTAAAGACGCTGATACTATCTTTACAATTCAAACTAAACAGGCTAAAGTAGAAGCAGATGGTAATTGTTTTGCCTTTAGTTCTAAAGGTGATATAGACTTTGCATTTGTTGATGTCATTGTAACTGTAAACGCTGAAAACGGAACTGTTGAAGAGTTAAGAAATGTCTTAACAGATTTATCAGCTTCTGAAGCATGGCAAACTGCCTTTGCTGGTACAGAAACTTATGTGTTAAATGATAACAATGCAACTTCACTTGTAAATAAAGTTGAAGCTGCTATTATTCTTAATAGTAACTAATACACTCTTGTAATTGGTCATTAACGATCTGATATGTTTTTTGCATATCGGACTCGTTAGTGCCAGTTATTAGAAATCCCACCTTAGGCGCTTTGTGTTCTTGGTTTATATGTACATACTTAGCTATAGTTTCATTAGGTTTTAATTTATCATTGTTAGTCTTTACTAGATATTTTTTTAAATGAGAAGTATCTTTAACTGACTTTATTTTACCAGGTTTTAAATTTGCCATTTTCCATAATATTTTCTTATCAAAAGAAAAAGGTTCGTCTTTTAATATCTTAGGTAATATTTCATTATTATGCACATCATCTAATTGTTGTAATCCCTGACCTAATCTAGGATTGCAATCTATCATTTTTATTTTATCTTCTACTTTATAGAAATCAGGTCCAGAAAATATCATATTTCTTAATTTTAAATTATTAATTATTTTATCAAAAAATATATGTGCCTTTTCTCTAACTTCTATTGGTACTTCATCTTTACTAACACTTATTAATTCATTATTTCTGGTTTGAAATTTATACTGATCAATTTGATTATATGTATTTGTAGTTTTTAACCATGCAAGTTCTTTAATATCACCTGTATTATTAACATAATAATATGGATTCCACATACGCATTGACATAAGTTGTTCTTGTGCCATATAAAAATTAATACGATTATTAAATTCAGGATCTTCTTTACCTCTTTTATTGTTCTTAAAAAACTGTAAGTCTGTTTCTGCAACAGATAATAAAAATTCATTCTTATTTTTAAAAGATATATAATTCATACCGCCAGGTTTACTGCCTGAACCTATAACTGGTTTTATTATAAAAGGAATATCTTTAAATATATCTAAATCTTTTGGTTGTGTTGGTATTACACTAAAAGGAATTAAGCTTTCTAGGCCTAGAGATATACACATGTCATCAAATTTTTTCTTATTAGATAATATATCAGCTGCTGTTTCTGATACATTTTTTATACCCCATTGTTTTTCTAATTTTGCTTGTATGGGTAATAGACTTTCTGCAACCGTATAAATTCTATCATACGGTCCTTCAATATCATCATAATTTTCAATAACTGTATCTACTTCGTGACCAATATTCTCTAGTGCTTTTACAATACACTTCCATTTATTCCAACCTCTAGGATATCCTAATACTAAAGTTTTCATCCGTATATCACTATAAC